AGCATCAAAATCAATGTAACCATTAATGTGTGCATGTGCTTTTGTCCATGCTCCTGAACCTGCACCATTAGCAACATATACTGCACCTGCACCTGCAGAAGCTACACCCTTAGGTTCATGCAAGTAAGGATCAGTTAGAGTTGAGTGATTTACATTAGCCATATAAGGAACCCCTGCCAGTGTTAAAGATATTATAAACTAACTAATAACACTTGTCAATAGAAAATTTAATGGGTGCCCCAATTAAGGGACACCCTAAGAGTATTATACGTTAGGGTTAGTTACGACAGTAACGATACCTTCCGCACGGTACTTCTTGACACCATAACGAGCAGTTGTTACATACTCGTGACGTTGGTAGTCTTTGTTGTACTCGTAGTCAACTTCTGGCTCTTGACGCCATGCACCTACGAATGGGTTCGCATCACCTTCAGTTGACATGAAGTAGTTAGCAACACCGTTAGTTACGTTGAAGGCGTTTGTAGTTGTACCATCACGTTCTGCAAGTGCTGAGTCAGAAACGTCAGACTTCAAGAAGTTAGATGTATATACGTCGAAGCCATATACGTTAGCTACGAAACGCATACCAGTTGCGATACCATCACGAACAATACCTTCGAACATTGGGTTGTTAGCAACACCAACGATGTTAGACAATGTGTTCAACTGGAACTCAACTGATGGGTCAACAATAGCAACCAAGTTACGATCTGGAACTGATGACTTTTTCAATGCATAACGTGCATATGCGAAGTCAGCAAGTTCGATACGACCTGAGTTACCACCTGAAATACGGTGAGCAATACCGTCTTGTGCTTCAGCTGAGTTAGCTGAGACACCAGCTTCAGGTGCAGCAAATGTCGTTGACTCGAAGTGCTCAAGGATTGCACGAGCTTGTTCTGGAACAAAACGTGCCTCAAGCTGCGCACTGTAGAAAGAGTCTTGTGACGCTTTCTTAGTGATGTAAGTCGCAGATGACAAATGCTTGTCGATTGTGAATGTGAAGTTATCAGTTGCTAGTGTATCGTATGTGACTTGTGAATCATCTGTGTAATCACGAGTCTGGATAGCACCGATTTGTGGGATGTTGAAAGTGTCACCATCTGGGAATCCATCTAGCATACGTACATAACGTTGTGCCATCATTTCATCACGTAGTAGTTCTTTCAGTTCCGATGACCATAGTTCACTGCGAACTAGGTTTGTGCTTACAGCACTTTTTGTCATACCAGCCATTGCTAGTCTCCTTAGTTACCGAACCTATCACCCATACGCAGTTTGTCTTTCATAAGTTGCTGCTGTACTTTAGGTGAGTAGTATTGATTGGGATTTTCCCGACGAAGGTTCTGGTAGTAAGTCCAGTTACGTTCCGTCGAGGATTGCATATTTACCCCTTCAGTATTGATAGAACTATTCATCATCGAAGTGAACATGTTCTCTTGACGATTATCACCAAACAATGCTAAGAAAGCTGATGGTGATTCAGAAGCTAGTTCTTCCATACGTCCCATAGACAACCCTAACTCAGTAGCTTTGTTCTGTAGGACTTGACCAAGTTTGTCACCGTACTGACCTTTAAGTGTTTCTTCTACACTCTTCAGGTTCTGTTCGACTGTTCTCTTGTTTTCTCGTTCTAGAAGGGTTTTCTCTACAAGGCTCTTCAGATCATCCTCGTTTAGAGAAGGTGGTGTGCCTTCCTCTTCAACGCCAGCAGTATCTTTGTCAGCCTCAATGTCTTTCGCAGTGCTGGTGTCTGCGGCCTTGCCATTGATTGCGTCGAGTACCTGTGAGGCATAATCGTTCTTACCTAAGTCTTCACGAAGTTGCCGATTCTGCTCTTCTAGCTGTTGAATGTAAGAGTCAGCCTCTAACTTTCCTTTTGCTAGAACTTCAGGGTCTTTCCAGTTCTCGCCTTTGGCTTGCACAAGCCGTTCTACAAATGATTGTTCAGTTTGTGTTGGAGCTTGTTCTGTCTGAGCTTGCTCTTGGTTAGAACCATTCTCAGTAAAAATGGAGGACATTGGTTATTCCTTGTTACTATCTAAATTGATGATGTCAAGCACTTGGTTTAGTGCACGATTGTAGCCGATACGATCAGCCTGTTTATATGCCCATGACGGACTATCGTAGTCAGCCTGTGAGGGCGTTTCCTTGAGTAATGACTCAAGAATACTTTCAAGACGAAGGAGGCTTTCTTGGTTAGACAGGATAGTCTGACGTACACTATCCTTATCCTCTTTCGTCTTACATTCTTTAAACCAGACAGCCTTCATTATTTCTTTTTAGTGGCCTTCATAGTTTTTACTGGCTCTTTCTTCTTAGTGCCTTTACCGTAAGTTGTCTTCTTACCTTTCATGTATGGCATGTTAGAGTCCTTTCTCTATTGCGATTTGTTGTTCTTCTTCGAACTGAACTTGTGCTTCAGTTGCGACCTTCTGTGTCTGCATCTGTTCTGTGACTGTAACGTTCTCACCGAATAGTGCAGGTTCACCTAGTTCGTCTGTGATCAAACGAGCAAACTCTTTACCTGACAAGTGTGCAGCCATAGTTGGGTCTGACAACTTCAACTGATATAGTTGTGTCAAGTTCTGTACTCGTTGTGCACGTTCTGCAAAGTGTCGTGCACCTACAGGTACGATCCGTCCGTTAGCCTTGATGTCCTCTTTGGTAATCTGTTCAAAGAAGTACAAGCCTGTGTCGTCGTTCAAGACACGAACGGTGTCAGCATAGTCCATGTTACGACGAGCAGCTTCTAGCATTGCGTTAAGGATTGGCTCTAAGAACACACGTTCAAAGTGGGCTGTCTTGTGTTGGAAGATACGACCTGCAGCTGTCATTAGCTGTTGTACTTCAAAGGCTGTTTTCTCACCTGCACTACGGATACCCATAGCTTCACGTGGAGCACCTGCCAACATTTCCATTTTATTCTCTAGGTTCTGAATCTGGAAGTCAGCGTTAAGGGCTGTAGCATCAGGTGCTAGGTACCCTACGTCACCCTCTTCACCCATGTATATACGGGCTGCAGGTTCGAAATCGAAGTCCTCTACGTCACCTCTGATCTTGATGATCGGGTATGCAATCTGATCGAAGACATCAGCCTTTAGGTTCTCTAGGTGGTCAATACGGTACTGCATACCGACAAGATTATCTAGTGGCCCCATTGCATATAGGTTATCAGGACGTTCTCTCCAACCAGCATGGAAGATAGGAGCCTTGCCTAGCCAGTTAGGGTTCTGTTCGTTGACCAAGACATAAGAACGATCAACGACTGTAATCATACGGTTCTTGTAGAACTTGTTGTTCTCAGAATCATGGATGTCACCGTAGAAAGTAAGAAGCTCTACGTAGTTAGACTCATAGTATTGGTTCAGAGTTGAGAACCCATCTGCGATGTATGCCTGTGACTTGTTGGTGTCTACATCCTGCCCTGACATAGCTGACCGATTGTCCACCATACGTTGCAGCAGAGAGGCCATATAAGCGTTGTCAGATGAGGCTTCTACCTTTCGGGCTACCTCACCTAGTGTCAACATAGTACGGACGATCTTAGGGCTGTCTGAGAAAGAGGGAGCCATAGGGTTAAAGCAGATGTCAAATGGGCTGACACGAACTAGCTTCGGGCCTACGTAGTTGACAGAGACTTCTCCGTCTTCGTACTCTGTGTAGTCTCTGACAAAATCAACAGTTGCAAAGCAGTTACCGTACTGGATATAATCACCGATAAGTTTACTTACTGTGTTCTCAAAGTCAGACTGACGAACTTTGTTTGCCATGTATGCTTGGATGGTGTCACGTTTAGCTTTCGTGTTAGCATCTGCATCATTAGCCTCAAAACGGAACCACTGCTTCTGGGGGAATAAAGCTGCAAAGTAGTTAGCATGTAGATTGTCAGCAATCTGTGTCAGCTTAGGTGTGGTTGTGCTGTTCGTCCACGGTAGCTTAGAGTTAGAGGTGGTTCGTGTATCCGTTGCGTACAGGTAGTTACGAAGTTCCTTCCACTCTTCAATCTTAGTTTGACGGGATTGGTTCCACTTGTTCCAGCGATCTACGATCTCAGTAGCTAGAGCATGTGGCTCAATCATTTCGTCAATGTCAATAGTTGTTCCAGCCATTACAGTCTATTCCTTAGAGCATTTGCACACATTTCATAGAACTCTTCGTCAGTGTAGAATCCTTTAGCGCAGTTTACTTGAAATGTCACAAACCTTACATTTCCTTTTGTGTAGCCAAGCTCAGGGTCAATTCTATCAAGAGAGACAGAGTCTTTATCTGCTACGTGTTTTGTTGGATGGGCTGTAAAACAAAATGGTTTATTTGTTACAGCACAAAGACCTTCTTGTTCTTCGTATAGTTCTTTCAGGTACTTTAATGTTAGATTGAAAGGAAGGGCTTTGGAAGATGCTCTTGCTTTTGAGCCGTTTAACAGACGACTAAGTTTGTAGTCTAAATCAAAATTTAATCTGTACTCATGTTTACACTGAGAACAACAAAAGTCTGAACCCTTAGTTGACTTCTGTACAAAAGTTTTATTACAGTTTGAACAGATGCGTTTAATGGGCTTATCTAAAAGACCTCTAGCCAAAAGAAACACCTCCAAACTTAGAGTGAAATTGCACTACGTTATCACGTTGACGGCGAACAGATCGTGCAGGTTTGACAGCCATGTCAACTACTGAAGCGAGAGCATCAATTACGTCATCATGCGGAGGGTTACGTGATGACAGTTCTTCCTCTAGAATCTGAGTATTACCGCCACGGTAGTGCCAGATACTCATGTTGTCATATCTAGGTTCTAAGACAGCAGAGATACGTTCTTGCTTATTACCTTGACTTTTGTTAGGACGGAACTCGTCGATGCTTATGGCAAGTCCGTGTTGCTTGATAAGTTCCTTAAGCTGTTTGACGATAGCCATCTGTGCCACAGTGGTTTCGGCTCGTAGCTTTCGGAATGACCACTTGTTTGACAAGTGAAGGATGTGTTCGAAGTACTCAGAGATTCTGTCAGTCCTGAATCTGTCGATGTCCAAGACGTATACGTTGTTGTCTGCATCTATACCTATCACGACAATAGCTGTGTAATCAGCACGTTTGCCCAAACTAAAAGCAAAGTCCACCGCAGCGAAGACGTTAAGGCGACTGTCTCGGTAATACATGTAGCCGTTTTCTTCACGGATATGCTTTCTCTCGTAGTACTGAAACTTGTCAGGTGATACAGGTACGTTGTCAGGGTCAGATGGATCGTTGTAGTACTGTGCTCGGAACTGACCTTTGTCTAGGTACTGTCCTCGTTTCTTAGCTAGGACTTTCATATCGAAGCCGAACCACTTACCGTCCTTGCGTTGACTACGAGGCCAGAGGAACTCACCTGTTCCATCACCTCTTTCCTCAACTGGTCTCTCGAAAATCTCGTAGATGTTCTCTTCACCTACCTTCTCACCACGTTCTGTATAGATGTCTTCTGTCATCTGTAGCAGATCGTTATATAGATCAGCTGGATGATAACGGGTACCTACGACCCATTCCTTTGCGTCAGCCCCTTCGATAGACGAGAGTAGAGAGTATTGACTTTTGACTTTATTACGTCCTTCACCCGTGTAAGCATTTTCATAGACAACGACATCATCCAAGACAGCAATGTCACAGTGCATCCCTGTAAGCGATGTAGTAAGGCCACCAGTAAAGACTGAAGGGTCTCTAACATTTTCTTTCTTTCTTAGTGGATGATCTAAAGCAATCTCTGAGTTAGTCCATCTTGTCCGTTTACCTTCGTCAGCATGAACGTGTTCAGGCCAGTAACGTTGGTAGATGTCCGATGTAAGAATGTTCTTGACAAAACCTAATTGTTTCTCAGCTAGGTTAGCTGTAGCTGATATGTATAGTATACGCAAAGTTGGGTTCTTTGTCAACTCCCAAGCTACACGAAATGCAATTAATCTTGACTTTCCGTGGTCTCGAGGGAATAAAAGTAACTGATGGGACTTAGCATCTGGACGTGTCCACCAGTTACAGACATCCTCGTGACACTGACCTAAGACTTGCTCAGGTGCTACCAGCTTAATAAAGGTGACAAGATCACTCTCAGCTGCTATACGGATTTGATCTAGGGTTGCCATGTATTATCTTAGTTCTGCCCATTTTCTTAAAGAACCTGTAACTTTATAGTAGTGGTTGTTAGGTACTATGAAAGAAACACCGTCTGCCCCATACCAAGCTGAACCGTATGCAACTTCTACAAAAGTCACGTTGTCTGTGCTAACTTCACCTCTAATATTTGAACCACCAGACACAGAATTTTGTGAGGCATACACCATGATTGGATTACCTGTTGTGTTTTGATAGGCGGTTCCACTTGATCTTGAAGAAAGGACATCTTGCCAAGTTTGACCTACACCAATAGCTATGGTGTCCACATAAGCCTTGACGCTTTGCTGACTAGGGACATCTGTAGCACTGTTAGACACCATGTCATCTTCGTCTAGGATATCAACTACAGCAGCTGTACCTAAGCCTAAGTTACTACGTGCAGCACCTACACTTGAAGCACCTGTGCCTCCGTTGACAATCTCTAGATCAGCACCTGTCCAGTTAGCATCTCCAATCTCAACATTCGTGTTGACATAAGAAATGTCCTGAGTAGCCAGAGCACCTAACCCTAGAGTAGTTCTTGCTGTAGCTGCATCTGCATCGTCAATAAGGCTTGCACCAAATGCTGAGATCGTACCTGAGTAGACAGGATCGACACCTGAGGGTGTCATTAGAGTACCATTCAGGATGAAACTGTCAGCATCTATTGTCTTGACATTCTTCACATCGTTAGAGTTCAAGTCTAAGTCAGCTGACATAGAGTTAGGAGTTGACCCGTCACGTGATACCGTGTTGGTAAATGCATTTTTCAAGGCTTCGAAGTTATCGTTCAAAGCCTGTACTGAAGCATACCCTGTGGTAATCGTACTGACAGAGGGAAGTTTAGCCACTTACTACGCCCATTCCATTGCAGGGCTAGTAATTGTGCTTGGATCAATCCAAGTTACATCGCCCCAGTCAGTCCCATCTGGGTTGGTATCCTCATCATATGCTGTCGGGTCTTTGATAATCCCAGTCAAGTCACGCACATTGCAGTGATACTCGGTGCTTAGAACACCTGCTGTAGTGACGTTACCATCATCGTCAATCACTGGCTCAGTTGTCCAGATTGTGGGGGCTGGAACCCCCTCATATCCGCTGACAGAAGTTTTCTTTGCAGGGGTTAAAACCAGATCACCATCTTCGTTTGTGATATACACCAGCAAGCCAAGATCGTTTAGCTTAGAATCCATTACATCCTTAGATGCAGCCTTTAGCATTAAATCCATTATTCACTCTCCGCTTCTAGTGTTGCGTCTGCAAGTCGTTTAGGCCAGATGATTAGTTTCTTGATGTAACCATTTGTGTTTGAATCAGCGATACGTTGGTTACCTACAAATAGTGTGTCTACTGTCGCCATATCACCGCTTGTATCAGTAACAACTGCGTCACCATCATCAGATGCGGCATAGTCATCCTTTTTAAATGCAGCCATTACTTTAACAAGCTGATCTGTTGGGCCAGTACCAAGTGTTAAATATGCTGTATTGGTGTCACTTGTCCTATTAACAGCAACTAATGCGCCAGCAATCCTATCATAGTAAACATCGTGGCGTTCGCTATTCCCAGTGTCGTCAATACCTCCAAGTTGGAAGGCTCTCGGATAATCGTCGCCATCCGTACCTGCGCTTTCAAACTCTACCTTTACTGTAAGCTCATCGTGATTGTAACCAAACTCTGACAAAGTTTTATGCAGTGAATCCTTAACACGAGTGCGTGTGCTGCCAGCCGTTGGAATGTAAGGGCTTGGGGATGAGCCTTGTTCAAGTTGAAAGCCAGCTATTCTGATTGTAACATCAATAGCTCCAGTTTGGACTATTTTCAATGCACCATGAATTAAACCAATATCACCTGTGCCATCAGCATCAT